TATCACAATGTCGGACGTACTATTTTTTGAAAGTATAATCATATAAAAAAAGCGTGGCGTTATTATTCGCCACGCCTTATTAAAATTCTAAAATATTTAATTACTATGCTCCTACTGTTCCAAGTGCTGCGAATGAAGTGGCATCAACTTTTACAGCTAATACTTTTTCTTCGCCTACAAGTGTAATCTCATAACCGTTGCGGTCGCCTAACTTAACGCCTGTTTTACCAGCTACCTCAGTTGTAGTTAATCCAAAGTCATTGCCATATAACCAAGGTGTGCCGTTGTTATCAACTACAACACACAATAAAGTAGCTTGACAAAAGTTCTCCAATTCGTTACGCAAACTAACAGACATTTTATTAATTGGAAACTTAATACTTTGAGCAACCATTGAAGTACCGTTTTCTCTGCTCGGTGTTTTAGTTTCTGATACTTCCGCTGTTTGATGGATTAACTCATACTTCCAAAACTTTTTACCAACTGCCTTAGTAATAGTGGTAGTAATACCTGACGTTACTGCAACTGTTATATCTGCTTTTGCAGCAAAGTAAAGTTCTTTGACACCTCCGAAACTATCGTTACAATCTAAGGAATAATTTTGTGTTAATGCACACGCCATAATATTTATAATTATGGGGAGTTGTTACACTCCCCGATTATTTAATTACCCTCCGTAAAGAGTGATGTATCTTTGATTAGTTACCCAAGTGTTCATAGATTGAACGTTCTTGATGTAACGTTGCATTGCACCGTTGGCAACTTGACCAACTTGCAAAGAACTCATATCACCTTTTAAATCCATTAATACTTTTAAGTAAGAAGGGAACGTAAGAACCATAAACGTTGCACCTATTGGATGGAAGCAAATCTCAACACCGTTGTAAGATATCTTTTCATTTGCACCGCTACCCTCAACTAAGAAGTTAACTTGTTGTGCTGCACCAACTGCATTATTAGCAACTTTAATCATTTGACGATGTGCCAAAGGAGCGAAGATGCAAGGTTGTTCACCACCAAACCCATCTAACACTTTTGAAGGAGCTCCTGCATATAACGCTGCATATTGAGATGCTATATTGCTACTTGTGATAGTTGTTCCTGTTACTTTAATGTAGTCACCTAATCCAGCTCCCGGAGTTGTTTTAGCTTGGCTATCGTTGTAAAGTATCTTTGTGATTATACCATCAAATAAATTTGTCGGCATTGCTGCAACCGCTGTCTTAGCTGCTGCTGTAATGCTGCCTTGACCTGCTCCGGCTGTTAATGCTGCAACCGCTGTTTGTGTAGCACTTGTAGCACCGTTCCAAATCTTGCTTTCCAAATCCGCTGATATAGCTGGTGCAACTTGAATTAAAACCTTTTTATCGAACTCATCTGAAACAACATTGAACGCTCCTGCTTTCATTGATTTTTCAAATCTTGTTCCTTTCAAAGTGTTATCACTTATGATGTCTTCATAGTTAAATGAGACTAAGGAAACAGGTGTTTTCTTAACATCTAAATCAATATTCCCAGTAGCAGTTACTTCGCCTAAATTCAATGCAGTCATAGCTACATCTACTTTGCTTTCCCAAACATCAGTACCTGATTTATGACCCTCGTTAATATCAATTTTTGCCTCTCTAAAAGTTCGGCTGTCTTGATAAAGCTCTTGTTGGATTAGCTCCAATTCTTCGTAGTTTCTTGTACTACCTGTAAAATTTATTGGCATCTTTTTTTGTTTTTAAAATTGTTATTTAAAGTTTCCCTCTGTTAAATTTAAGTTGCTCTAATTTTGTCATTTGCTCGAATGACTTTACTTTCTCCACCGGTGCCACAATGCTCTTTTCGCTTAGTTCTACAACTAATTCCATAAGATCTTTATTGTTGGCAATTGATGCAGAAAAGTTTTGTTTTTGAGTATTTAAAGCAGTTTCTAAAGTTGCAATTTGTGAACTCATTTTAGTGATGGTGTCTTGCATCTTTTTCATTTCTTCTGGCATTTCTTCAATTACCGGCTCAACACCTTTCACCTCTGCAATCTTACCACCAACGGTAACTATAACAGTTCCATCTTCTAAGGTGTGAGTTCCATCGGGTGCAGCTGTTTCGCCAACCATAACATCTCCGCCAACTTCTAAAGCTGAAATGTTTAGAACTGTTTGTCCATCCGCTGTTTTATATTCTGTTGCCATCTTTGCAGGAATAGGCTCAGGTGTAGGAGTTGGTGTAGGTTCGGCTGCATTGAATTTTGCAGCTAAAACTTCAAACGCTCCTTTGATTTTATCTAACTTATCTTTTAATGTTGTACTCATAAAATAATTTATTCTACAATACAACTATCAAAGTCTTCGTTTGTTTGATTTAGAAGCGTTAAAATTTCGTCCGCTGCCATTTCTGCCGTCATATCTACTGCATTAGGCTTGTACTTAAATAAACCCTCTACACTAAAACCTTTGAATTTTCCAGCCTTAACATCCGCCCATACTTCATCATTCTCGACATACATAGAACCAAACCAACTACCTTGAGGCAAATCTTCAAAACCTTTCATTGCAGTAACGCCCCTATTTTCGCTCGATAAAAATGTTTCAAACAGTGTTAAACCATCAACTACTTTTCCGCTATCGTGCATAAGATTAACGTTATTTTGAAAACCTTTTTTAGCATACTTGATTGCTATTTGTTTTATCGTATCAGCGGAGAACTTAATATAGTATTCTCCATTCTCATCATTGCGATAAATAGGTTTTTCGGGTATCATTAATACACCCGATATTATACGTTCTTCTTCATTGCTAATTGCAAAGGCTAAGTGTTGTTTATGTTCATCAAAAGCCATAAAATTCTTTTCGATAGCCGGTTTATCAACCAAGGCAACAAAGTTGACTTCGCTGTCATCTTCTATGTTTTCTGAAATCTTTAACTCGTAAATTGGTAACATATCAATTGTTTTAATTATATTTGTTTCGGCTTTGTTTTTTTCATATGGTTTAATTGTTGGAAAGGCTTGATGTATCTACATTGAGCCTTTTTTTATCCCAGTCTTGCAGCCCTATTTATCCTTGCTTGTCTTTCTTGATTGTCTTTAATATCGCTATCTAAAACGAACGAACGCCCAACCCCTGAACTTGCTGCATTGCCTACACCTTGAATAGATGCATTGTTTAATTGTGTGCTTATTTGTTGCGGTGTTATTGGAGATGGAACAGATGGAACTGCACCACCACCACCGCCTGCTCCTGGTACTTGTACAGATGTAATTGCTTTTACTGCTTTAAAACCACTAGCTAAAACTGCTGCAACATTGGCAACTTTTGCAATAACATCAAACGGTGACGGTAATGTTGATTTAGCACGTAAAGCGTCTGTCGCACCCTGATAAGTATTGATTAAAGCATTGGCAATTCCTAAGCCTTTTCCTACCGCTGTTTGTTGCCCGATAATACCAACAATACTATCGCCTACTTGTTTAGTTTCATTTAGTTGGTCGTTAAGATGCTGCGACTTTAATGCCGTTGTTTGTTCTGCATATTGTTGTTGAACCTGTGCAATTAAAGCCTCGTTTCCGCTGGCAATTGCTAACTTCTTTTTATATGCTTCTTGTAAGTCTGCAATCTCTTTTGCGTAAGGGTCAAGTAAAGTAATTCCTAAAAGTCTTTGTTCTTCAAGTTTCTTTTTATTTTCATCTTCTGCTTTAAATAATGCATCCGCTTTTTATTATTAGCCTCAATTTGTTTAGCCAACAAATCAGCATCTTTTTTCTTTTTTTCTTCAAGCAACTTTTCTTCCTCAGCTTGTTCAGCTTTGGCTTTTTTAATTCTATCCTCACGTTCAATTTTAGCTATTTCTTCAAGCGAAGATTTTTGAATCATTGCTATTAATTGAGCTTTATTTTTTTCACTTGTCTTAAGTGATTCAATTTCTTTTATTTTATCTTTTTCTTGATTTAAAACTTTTTGAATATTTAGCTTTATTTCATCTGTAATAGCTGCAAGGTTTGCCTCATTTGTTAGCTTATTCTTTAACTGCAAATACTTATTATATTCAGCAGCTTCTTTGTCTAGTTGTGCTTTTCTTTTGTCGGCTGCTTCCTTTTCTTTTGCTGCCTGTTCTTTATTTAAACTATCGATTTGTGATTGTGTTTTCTTGCCAATTTTTGCACTTTGAGCCGCTGCATTTTCAGCTGCTATTATTTGTTGGTCGATAACATACAATTTCTCCTTATCAACGTTTTTCATATTGGCAAGTTCTAACCTTGCCGCTTTCAAATTCTCTAAACTACCCTCTTTTATTTTAGCAATCAAACTACTTTTAGCACCTAACTCCATTGCAATTGATTCTAAAACTAAAGCAGTTTTCATTCTATTGACTTCAACTACTTTGTCTAACTCTTCTTTCTCTATTTTACCTGCTAACTTTAATGCCTCAATCCTTTCTTTAATTGGTACATTGGCATCTCCTGCAATCTCTCTAGCTTCCTGCATTTTTCTATTGCTTTCGGCTGTTGCAATAGCTGCATTTTTTTGGGCATCTTCTAAATCGTCAAGTGCCTCTGTAATTTCTCCAAAACGCTCCGCTGTCTTTTCGCTTGTAATTCCCAACGTTTCAAGAACTGTAATAACACCGCTTGTAAATAGTTCAACTAACTTTACAAAACCATCAATTAAAGGGGTTAAAATTCCATTCAAAAACTTACTAAATACACCGCTCAAAGTTCCCCACGCCTTACCCAAACTATCACTCACCCCCTCCATCTTTCTAAACTTCTCGAATAGAGCTACAATAGTAATTACAAGCAAAGAAACAACTGCAATAATAGGATTAGCACGTAGCATATTTAATGCACCGTTCAACATTCCAGCTCCTTTAGTTGCACCATCCGCAGCCGGTGATATGTCGCTTAATGTTTTCTTTAAGTTCCCGAAACTACCAACGCTATCAGTAGTGCTTTTTTTAGTAGCACCTAACGAACTATTTAATTTGTCAACATTCTTTGTTGCGTCACTTGTATCTGCCGTTATCCTCGCTTTAACTTCTATATCTGCCATTAGTATATTTTATTTTTTATGAAACCTACGTTTAACCTTTTCATTTGAAAATGCTAACTCAATAGGCATTTTCAATTTGTTAATTCTTTGTGCCAATCTTCCATAAGGAATATTTAATTTTTCTGCCCATTCTGCTAAAGTTTTAATTTCATTATTGTACTCAATAATTGTATTTGCTCTTGTATTATTCATATTAATACTCCTGCTAACAAATCTGCAATTATTAGGTTCGTAATCTCCATTATTATTAACCCTATCAATTTCTAACCCTTTCCCCCAACTATTATTTAAACACCAATTATAAAAACATTCAAAACTATTTTCCCATTCTTTACAAATTTTTATCCCTCGTCCTCCATAATCATTATACTTAGGTTGCTTTTTATTTAAACATCGCTGTTTAATATTTGCCCAAACATTATATAATGGGTGATGTCTTAACCCATTTTTATAATTACTCTTTGTTTCTTTTTTTAAACAACCACAACTTTTTTTGTGCTCTTTTTTTAAAGAATTAATACTTGCTATAACTTCATTCCCACAATCACATATACAATATACAGAAACTCTATTATCAATTCTTTTTTCACTTTCTTTTATTATCGTCAACCTACCGAATTTACTACCAATAACTGTTTCAATACTTATCTTTTTTCCCATAAAAATTATTTGGTATAAAAATACAACTTTTATAGACTCAATCAATAAATTTTATTCACCACCTTTAAAACCTCGATTGTACAAGTATCCTCACTACTTGCATTGAAGTCTATAATCTTGTTTAGTCTAAATAATGACCCGTCAATCCATATTAACTTTTTAAAGTCTAAGTTAAAAATATCAGTATTAGATAATTTAACTTTACAAGTCAATAGCTTACTATCCTTATCGGTTATTTCTGCCATATAAGATGACCAATAAAGATTAAATTGATTAACATTAATTGAACCGCTTAACAACTCATAAAACAACTCTTTTGGAACTCCAAATTGAATATCATTTGCCGGTGCATCAGGATCGTCAAAGTGACCGGCATAAGGATAATTAGTATAGCTTCCTAATGTTGAACTACCTGCGGCGTTCTTTATATCCCAACTTGCAACACCGCTAATCAATTTAGCTTGTAATATTCTTATGTTACTATCTATACTTTCTTCACCGCTGCCTGTTGTTGTTCCCGTTCTTTTAAATATGGTGCTTACTATTTTATCTTCGCTTGTATATCCAAGTAAAGGAGTGCCGCTAAATATTAATTCAATTGCGGTGCTGTCTTTACTGAACTCAAATCCGCTATCATATTTGTAAGAGCCGTAACTTTCATTATATCTTTTCTTGTATAAATCGTTATAATAATCTCCATCTTCTTTAAATTTAAACTCATAATATCTACTATTTAATTCCGACATTGGCTTTATTCTCAATGGCTGTGACCTATCAACTCTTAAACTATAATCCTCACTATCTGCATCTGCATAAAAATCAACGAAAGGCATTATTTGCAAATTCTTTTCTTTGGTGTTATCCTCGAATATGTAAAGGTTGAATAGTTTTACTATTGATGAAATAAAGTCTTTTTGTAGAATGTTAGCTGGAAGTATATCGTTCATTATAACCCCCTCACCTATTGCAATATCAACATAGTTGCTACCTGTATTACCATAAATTAATTGAGATTTATTTATAGTAACATTTGCGTAATCACCTGCATCACCATTATTATAAAACAAAACTTCTAAATAGTCGCCGCTTGCAATTGTAATACCTGAAATTGTTAATGTAGCTTTAAAGTTTGTTGTTGAACTATAAACTCCTGAATAAATACCAGCCCCTACTATCGAAGTCCCGTTAAGTTTTACTGTGATACCCCCTGCTTGGTAAGATATGCCTGTGTCAACATCAATATCGTAATTTAGTGTTATTTGTCCTGTTTGAGTTGCACCTGAATATGTAAACCGAGTATCTATTAAAGACGGTGTGAAATTTCCTAAAGTAGATTGAATGTTTAAGCTAATATTTGTATCGCTACTACCATCTCCATTAAGTGCTAATGTTGGTGTTCCATTGACATCTAACTGAATAGCCGACTTTCTTTGTAAAGTCTTTCTATTATGTGGAATAATCAACCGCTTAAATCTTGTCGTAGCAAATAATGCACAATCGTAAGTATAACCACTTGCTGCAAAAATCTTATCGATATACTCCTTTGCAAATAAAGCCGGTCTGAATGTGCCTACCTTGTAATCTTTTTTAGCTGATGAATAGTTGCCGTAATCTATTAATGGGTAATAGTAGCCACTACCCCCGGCTGCATTAGTCCAACTGCCTGTAATATTAGCTATTGAGTAAGTATGATTATAAGCTGAAAAATCCAAATCCTCTAACTTATTAGCACCCACCTTTGAAACAAAGCCACCCAACTCACCAAAAACAACGGCTTCATATTCAATCATTCCATTGTCGATAACAACTTCTAATATTCTAAATGTCCCCTTAAATATCTGAATATTATCTGCAAACATTATAGCATTAGCCGATACACTTGCATTGAAATTAACGCCCGTGTTTGCACTTGATGAACTGTAATTGTTGCCAGCCGAAACATCAAACAAATTGCCAAATAAAGCATTGTTTTTATTAGTCCCGGGTAATATAATAGTTTTGCTAAATGTTGTATTCTTAGCTGAAAAGTCTTTAATGTCATCAATAGCCATAGTTAACATTACACTAAATGACTTATCGACATCAACATTATATTTCTCTACAAATAGCTCTATCATCTATATTGCGTTTTATACCCATTATTAAATTCAACATCTAGTGTCAACTGTTGCAATCCATCAACTAATGTTTGCTTAAATTCATAGTTATTTGCTGCAATTGCCATCGGGTAAAGTGTGCTACTTCCTAACTTTTGAATATATGCCATTGGCGAGCAAACTAATTCGCTCAACCAAGCCCATTCGTCTGTGCTTAACAAGTCGGTTGAAACTCTTAATTTCTCGTTAAACCTAACTCCGAACATTGTTTTTTGTTCGTGCATTATGTTGCTCGATTTGATGCTAACAACTCCACTACTACTAACTCTATAAGGTAATTGTTGAAACGATTTGCGTTCAATGTCGAAAGTCTTTTTAGAAACTTTATTAAAAAGCATTGATTCAAAACCACCAAACTTATTTAAGAAATGAACAATGTAGTTATCGTACTTGCCACTACATAACACTACGACATTATAAGTAAATCCATTAATTACAACGGTATAATCTGCTGTTAAACTATTGGCAATATTAATATTGATTAAACTATTTGCTGCTGCAGGTGTTACCGCTGTTGTAGTTCCATTAATGGTAACATTAAAACTTGATGCACTTGAAGCGAAGTATGGCAAATAGAAAGTAGCACACCCACTCGGCAAATAGATAGTTGTAGGTCGGTTGCTTAGCACTTTGTTAGTGTAGCTGCTTAGTCCTGTTAAAGTATCAACACGCCCGTTGTAATGGTTAAAGAATATCTTTTCAGTAGATGTAGCAACTACGCTGCCAACCGTTCCATTATATTCTTCACGTATCTTAACTTGCACATTTATCCACCATTTTCCAGTTCCTAAGTCAGTCGTTAATGTTGGCGTAATTGATTCTCTAACTATTGCAGCCGTATCAAATATCCCTCTATTGTTAGTAGGGTTAGGATATGTTCTCATAGTGTGAACTTTAGCACCTGCACACCATACCTCAGCAACATACTTATAATCTGTTTTAGTTGGATCTACTGCATTACTATCGTAAACAACATAAACAAGTATGTCATTTACTGATTGGTAATTATCTGGAGTTGTTTCAAATGTCATTACTTAAAATTATTTATTATGTCAATCTTTACTGCCATACCTAACTCTTTTTCAATTATGCTGCTAAATTCATTTGTAGCATCACGCCAAAAGTGAGTTGCTTTAATTCCCATTCGCTTAATCATATAGGCAACGGTTGTTGCAGCTTGTATTTGTCGGTCTTTTACTTTGTTCTTTTTATTCAATACTGCATACTTCGATTGTGATATTTTATTCTCACGAACTAAATAATCTTTCACACTCTTAACCATTGCACCATTTGGGTCAACCCCTCTGGTCTTGAACTTGAAACGTGAACCCCTACTTTTTGCCCAACCATCAACACCCTCATCTATGAATGAAGCATACTTCGCAGCTACAATATCAACATAAAATACATTGTCTTGAACTTGTATCGCTAACGGTTGAATACTATCTGCTAAATCCCCACTTGAACTTGCATCAACATCACCTAACTTTTTAGCAAGTGCAATAGAATATTGAGCTGCTAATTGTTCAAGTTTACCTTGCGTTTCTACTGCAACGAATTCAGTACTTTCAACACCGCTATTATCCAACCAATCTAAATTTATAGCTGCCATTACTTACTCATTTGCTTGTCATAATCTTGTTTACGCTTCAATGTGCTTAATGTGTTTAGTGCTTCCATAATTCCCAACTCATAAGCTTCGTGTACACTTAACCCCAACCACTCGCCAACCTCTCTAGCTGCATAAGTCCAACCATCTTTTTCAATAAAAGGATGCTTATTTAATTTCTCTTTTTTATCAAACTCCTGCAAATCTTCTGCATCATTCTCAGGCAATTCAAATAACCCTTTAAACTTACTTACTAACCCATTTAAACTGTCAATAGCTGCAAGACAATCATTAACACAATAACTTGCATTGTGTGTCAAATAATAGTTAGCTTTAATGCTATGTTCTTTTTTCGACTTGCTTATTGTAGCTGCAACTAGATGCAAATTATCAATAGGCGACTTCTTTAACCAATGTTGCATTTCAATAAATTGCCCAAACGTGAATTTTGTTGCATCCGTTTTAAACTTACGAAATGAGTAAAATGGCTTTTTAAAACCTTTCTTAAATAACTTTTCAACCTTGTTGCAATATTTAAGAAACTGTTTGCGAGTTAGGTTATCAACTTCATCCGGTGTTTTGTTCCAAAGTTCGCAAATAATCATTGCCATACGTTCAATGTCATTGCCAATGGCTTCATTAATTGAATAGCAGATTTGATATTGCTTCAATGTCATAATAATATAACTAAATTTTATAGTGAATGTTTGATTAACCTATGGTGTAAACGCCAGTAACCTTATTTATTTTATTCAAGGCTACATAGCGTATCGCATCAATTCCATGATTAAACTTGTCAATAGGCGTGTTTAATTGTTTGCCGTCCTTATCTTCATCCCAACGGTAATTCCTCAATTCGCGAATGATATTAGTTGAACGTGAGGTTACGTTCAATGTAAAGTTTTGCAGCAAGTTTATTGATGCTTTTATACTATCAGCACCTTTTTTCGCTGGCATTGTAGATGAATAACCGCCTATTCTCAATTCAGCTATTGACTTAGGCTCGGCACTATCTGCAACTATTTGTACATCTTTTCTGATTCCTAACTCATTAAACTTTTGTACTATTTGTTGATTAGTTAGTTGTGTTTGATAAATTAACTCATCAATGTAAAGTTCTTTATCACATTTATAAACTGCCACCATTGCAGTTGGGTCATTAGTGAAACCAAAGTCAATGCCATAAGCTAATAAACTTGCTGCTTTAGGTATTGCATCACATTGCTTAAAATCGAAGATAGTTCCTTGTAGGCTGCCAATCTCACCCAAGCCATAAACTTTATACCAGTTAGCCCAAAATGTAGATGTTTCTGCTTTGCGTTTAGCGTTTAAAATAAAGTCTTTGGCACTTTCGGGGCAAGCCTCGTTGTCTAAGTAGTTGATAGTAATAAAATCAACGTTACTGTCTTGTTGTAATTCAGTATGAAACCAAAATGAGTTAGTAGGATTCCAATCTAAAAATATGCCGTTCTTTGTTCTCATTGCTAATTCATTGTAAGCATTGAAAACAATATTGTTGCACTCATTCATATAAATCCAGTCACGCCTGGCACCTCTAAGCTTAGCATCACTATCGGCACTAAAGAACTCTATTTGCGAACCGTTGGCGAAATTGTATTTGAAGTCCGAGGCATTCCAACGACTATCAACCCATCTGCCAATATCAACCATTATTTTTTTGAAGTCTTTAATGCAACCACGTTTGAGATGTGGTATTGATTCAGATACTACTGAAATGTCTGTTTGTTTGTTCTTAGCTGCAATGTCTATGAGTATTGGAAGTATTGCGTATGTTTTACCTACTTTATTTGCCCCTAAATATTACTACTTAGGGGCTTAGTTCGCAGACGTGCCACCCTGCACGCCCTTTACGAATTTGGTAAGTTTAAGAATCTTGTTTATTGCCGTTGTTCTAATGAACATAATCTATTTTTAAATAAGCCCCCATTTTAGCAGGGGGCAATTTTCTCGTTTAAGCCACTGCTCTTAGCTGCGGAGTAAACATTTGTTTAACGTTGCCGTTTGTTTGTACTGATAATCTATTACTATCTACTACTTGCCGTCAAAACCAATACACCCCCAATTCACGTACTAAGGCGACGTGTTAGCCATTAACTAGCATTATTACTAAGTGGAGGTGAGCAGGGTCGAACTGCTGTCCGAACAAGCGTATAATAATCGTCAACCAATTATCATTTATTTTAAAGAACTTTTTTTATTCTCCAGGAAATAAAGGCTGCTCAACTATTTCAGTTTGTGTTTTCTCAACAAGGTTATTAAGTCGCTGAGTAATAGATGGATTGTATATCATTGTCATACCTCCAATTATCTGATCTTCTCTAATTTCATCTTTAATTGCACGACAGATACTGATATATTCGTTGTATCTATTATCAGGATTAATAAAATATTGTTCTACTTCGCAAATAATACGCCTGCAATAATTTTTAAATCCCTCAAATGTTAATGGTTTTTCACGTTCTTCATAGTCTGCATTCCCATCTTTACCTACAAAAACGTGCTTTTTAATTGGGTTATTTTTTGTAACTTCTTTATAGTCATCAAATAACTTCATTAAATCTTCAGGTGTCTTAATTAGTTTAGGCTTTGGCATTTTCATATACAAATTTAATTAAATCTTTAACGCAAGATTGACACCCATAGATAGTGAAGTATCTTTCTTTGTCAATAGTCTTAGCTATTTTCTGAAAAGTCTTTAAATCGCTATCGCTTGGATAAATATCAATATCGAGTGCAACCCTTTCATTAAGAAACTTATTAGCTTCTAAGAAATCGTTAAACTCCGATTTTTGTTGTGGTAGTGTATCTGTCTTTGCCATTAATTATTTTTTTAGAAATGTTATTTAAAATTGAGTTAATTGTGTTATGTGAAATTTTTGTAAGTTGTTCTATTCCTCGGAGTGTGTGTTGTTCACGAAGTTTTAATATTTCTGCTTCGTACCATTCCAAGGATTCAAAGTTAATATTTATTTCTTCATAATCTTCGTTTTTAAGCTCTATATTTTCAATCTCAACACTTTCCTTGTTTTTTTTTATAAAATCCTTAAATTCGTTTATAATGATGCGGTAAGTATAAGCGTTCAACTTTCCACTATTATATAATTCAAAAACTAAAGAATTATTGACTTGAATAAGTTTTAAAAAAGCATTTTGTTTTACATCTTGTTTGCAGGAAACCGGCAAAGTGTTTATCACTCTATCAATGTCTTTGCAAATATACAACTCAGATATTATATCATTGATGCTTTTCACTTTTCAAAATTAAAGTTTTTTGGTTTAAATGGTAAAAAATATTATTTTGTAATTAGGGTTTTAAATTCAATCAAACTTTTTATTATGTGGTATTCAAAACCATTACTTTCAATTTGTTTTTGAAATTCAATTTGATGAGGTGAC